GGCATTGATAACGGACAGCCGGCGTTCCACGTTGAAATAGTCTGCTTCTTTCTGGACGTTGTATGTGGCTCTCTCCGCCTCCGTGCAGCCAGTCATAGATGCAGCCATCATGCATGCAGCAGTTACAGCTGCGATAATTCTTTTCTTCATGTGTTAGTTCTCCTCCTTAAATCGTCACAGTCACATTCAAAACTGCCGCCGCTACCCAATAGACCGCCCGTCTGTAGTCCCTGTGCCACAGGCAAACTGCCGCTGCACCAGTGTCCAGCAGGATCATAGCGATTGGCAGTATCTGCGTGGCGTTGATCTTGGTCATGGCTTATTCCTCCTCACACCCGATGCACTCACGCACAATGCCATACGCTTCGTTGATCTCAATCATGGCATCTCCGAGGACATCGCCGCTTTCCTGCCAAAATTGCTTTTTGATCTGCTTCAGCTGTTCCTCGGTGACCAGCACGCCGGGATTGCCACGCAGCGTGTCAAACGCCGTCATGATCCGTGATGCCGTTTTCTTGTCCTCGTCGCAGATGAGATACACCTCGTCCTCAAACTGTTGTCTTGTTTCTGTGTCAATCATTGTCTACTCCTTTCTAACCCCACACAACTGGTCATACAACTCCCGACACTTCGGGCAGCCGTCTTTCCGGTAATAGTCACCGGTCAGCTGCACCTCCCGCAGGATCTGCATATCCTGTTGCGTGATCTTCCACTGCAGCCGGAATGATTCGTATCCACTTACGATCTCCGTCTTTTCCCGTTTTGCCTGCTGCCGGTCTACCGTCCCCGCCCGAAACTGGGCGTACAGCGACCGCAGGCAGAGGAACAGATACCGTTCCGGCACGTCCAGCCCGTCCGGCAGAGGTGCGTTCTTTGCCGCAAGGACTTCAATTTCTTTTCCTGTCATCGGCTCTGCCCTCTGTCAAATAGGTCACCAGTGTGTGTGCGGCATCTTCCCATCTGCGGCAGACCACACAGCAGCAGCCATTCTCCCGCAGCCGTTCCAGCCACCATTCCTGATTGGCAGACACCCTGCCCTTTTCCGTTTTCATCTCCAGATACAGCCCGTGATACGCACCCCTCGCCACAGGCAGATGCAAGTCCGGCACACCGGATTTCACGCCCATGCGTTTCAGCCTTGCACCCTGCTGGGGCGTACACTTTCGCTCGTTGGGAATGTGGTACAGCAGTGCCAGCTGGGGAAACATCTTCCGAACGCTTGCCTGCTGGGACCAGCGGATCACCGCCTGCTGTATCTGGTCTTCTGTCATGTTTGCCATTTTCTCACCTCATCATCAGCCGGTTCAGGATCTGCGATGCCTGCAATTTTGTCAGCCCGTCGCAGTCCACCGGATACTTCCTGCACTTCTTCCGGATCAGCTCCACCTGCTTTTCGCTTGCCGGAGCCTTTCCCCACCGCTCGGCACGGGACAAGTCCCAGAGATGCCGCTGGTCGGGATAGTATGTCAGCAGTTCCTGATACACCTTGTCGATCGCCTCCTGCATGGGCATTGCCCTGCCGCCGTACACCGTGTTCCCCAGTTCGTCCTGACAGGGGATCACCAGCTTTTTCCGGTCTTTCAGGCTGCACACCAGCCTGCCGTCCGGCATGCGGAAAAAGTGTATCCCTCGGGTGTCGTACTGCTGCTGTTTTGCCCAGAGTTCCACAATCTGCGTGTTCCGGATCCAGCTCTGAGGGCAGTCCGAAGCCAGTTCCGCCTTTTCCGGCAGTTCGAACAGCAAGCCCTCAACTTCCTGCTGCCGGCTCTGGGGAATCTGGGACAGGTCTACGCCCAGCAGCGTGGGTGCGGTGCAGAGATGCGCCTTGCCTGTCACGCCCACGCAGTCCATGAGTGTCAGCTTGTCCTTGTCGGGGTGCAGCCGCAGCCCTCGCCCCACCATCTGGGCATACAGGCTGTCGGACTGGGTCGGTCTGGCGATGATGACGGTTTCCACCAGCGGCATATCCGTCCCCTCGGTGAATACCATGCAGTTCACCAGACAGGGAATCTCCCGTGCCGTGAACCGCCGGATAATCTCGCTCCGGTTGGGCGTTTTTCCCGTGACGACCACTGCCCCGTCGATCCTCTTGGCGATCTGTTCCGCATGGCGGACGCTGGCGGCGAAGATCAGCGTTGCACCCTTGGCATACTTCCGGTACGCCTCCGCCACCGCATCTTCCGTTCCTGCCATTGCCTCGTCCAGTTCTCCCGGTGCATAGTCCCCGTTGCGGGTGTGTACCTGCCGCAGGTCGTAGCCGATGTCGATGCGGCGGCAGAAGATGTCACAGAGATAGCCCTGCGAAATGCCCCACCGGAGATCCCGCCGGAACACGATCTCGTCGAACACGTCGCTGAGCCGTGCCTTGTCGGAACGGTTCGGTGTCGCCGTGAACCCGATGACCTTGTGGGGCGTGAAGTAGTCCAGTACTTTCCGGTAGGTAGACGCTGCGGCGTGGTGTGCCTCGTCCACAATAATGGTGTGAAAGCGTTCCGGCTCGAACCGTTCCAGCCGGTGGACAAGGCTCTGCACGCTGGCGGAAACCACCTCGTCCGAGGGTCTGGAGGATTCCCCAGCCATTTCCACGCCGGTGCGGCAGCCGGTGTAGTACCGCAGGGGTTGACGTACCAGTTCTTCCCGATGGGACAACAGCAGCACATCCCCGTGCCTTGGCAGGTGGGTAAAGGTCGCCGTCTTGCCCAGACCGGTCGCCATCTGCACCAAATACCGCCCGTCCGGCTTGTGTTCCAAGATGTCGATACATTCCTGTTGATAAGGTCTTAACTGCATAAGCATTTTCCTTTCTGGTTGGATTTTTGGAATCACTGTTCCCTGTGGTTTCCGGGATATCTCGGGTGAGCACAGTTCGCCCCTACAAAGTTAGTTGCAATGTTTGTCCATGCTACTGTGGGGGTTGTGGGATACCGTGGGGATATATCCCCCACAAGAAAAACCACGCAATTTTCAGTCAAAAATGGTTGTTGTGGGGTTGTGGGGCTAATTCGCACATTTTTCCTATATAGAAAAAATATTTTTACGGTTCAGAATATCTGAAAATAAAATCGTGTATATATGGGGGAAAACAGCCCCACAGCCCCACACGCCCAAAACTGCGTGCTTTTTTAACACATTTCGCCCCCACAAGCAGCCCCACGCCATTGCAAAATCACCCCACACTCAAAGTAATTCTTCCATATCTATCACTGTGGCACTGTAGACACCTTGTGGCACAGGATTGCCAACAAATAAACCACGCAGTTTCGGTGATATTTTCGTTTTGTGGCACTGTGGCACAAAATCGCACATTCTTCCA